AGCCTCGGCGTGTTGTCATGTGTTCCCCTTAGCTGCAAGGCAGCACTTGATAAGGGTATGCCCAGACCAGCCAGTGCGTTTGCATGCATGGGCTGGCCTGGGCATCAGTAACTGAGTTAGACAGTCCAGTCGCGGTTTGCCCAAACCTTGATGTAGTCAACATCCAGGGTTTTCACCGCTGTAGTCTTGGACTCCACTATGACGTTCAAGCACAGGTCTACAGAAGTAGAGACTGCACCTGTGGTTGTCTGCTTGAGTACGCCATCAACCCAATATTCGGCAGTGCCGTTAGGGAAGATTTCCAGGCGCAGGACTTGGTACTCACCAGCAGTTGCACCAGCGTCTAAGTCAACTGACGTAGAAACGGTCTGTCCGGTAGTAGTACCACCGTTGTAAATACCGTGCCAGTCACTGTTGTCGGTCAGGTCTGATGCCATCAGGAACCCTACTAAGTCGGAGGCAGTCAGTGTGACGGTGATGGTGTCACCATGACAGATCGCGCCTTCGATGATAGCTAGGTCAGTATTCACATCAGAAAAACCAATGAAGACTTCGCCTGTGTTGAGTGCGGCTTGGCGTACTCGCGCTTCCATGACGATGCTTCCCATAAGAGCTACATCAAACATGGTCGCACTCTGCAAGCCAGCGGCATGGACATCTTCATTGGTCGTGGTGAGTTGTATCACACCATTAAGACCATCAGAGTCCAGACGGGGTGCACCAGAGTCAGTTTCTGCAATGCCTTGACCGACGATGTTCAGCCCACCAAGGGCTATCGGTGGAACAGTAGTCGCCGCCAAAGTGGACGGACCATAGAAGTCCTCGTCAATCATAAGTCTGCTATCACTACCTTGTGCCATGTTGTTCACCTACTTGTTTGAGCTGTAGCTCTAAGTTTCGTATTCGCACCCTGTAGGGAGCGGTTGCCAGGAAGATATTATCTCTAGGGACGGCGGCTAGGTTCTCTAGCCGCACATCCGCAGGTTGACCATTCAGATTATGTATCACCCACCCTTTAGGTATGGGGCCATGAGCCTCAGACCAAACGGTGCGGCGGATATTCATTAGGTGGTCGGAAGCGTCGCGTCAGTTTCGACTTCAAATAGCCAGTTACCTGCACTGCGCTCACCATATGCATACTCATCGTAGAGGAATACGCTAGTAGAACCGCCGCCGATATGTGGCTCTCTGCGAGTCTCTGTGCGCGGGGAACGTCCTTGAACAAGGATCAGTGCTTCCTGTGCAAAGATACCGCCTTTAGCGGCATTGCCAGTAGTGGAGATATTTCCGTCTTCGTATATCTCACAGTTGTGGATACGACCACGGAAACCTTCTTGGAATACACGAGCGGCTAGGCCATCTGTGTATCCAGTCTCCGTTGGAGGGTTACCACTGGAAATGGATGCAACTGCATCATAAAGGTCTTTGATCTGGAAGCCATGCAGAACTGCACGGTAAGGTGGGTTCCCAGGCTCGTCAGCATCAGAGGAGATACGAGAGACAGCGGCGGCAATCATGCCCGTTGTCAGGGCTGAACCAGAACCGCCGATGGTCAATGAAGCACCATCAATGGCAGTCAGGCCATCTTCGTCTTTCTTTCTCTGAATAGCATTCTGTGCTAGGCCGCCTACCTTTGCGTAGGCGTTCTTGCTGATACGGGCCGCTACTCTGTCAGTGATGAGGGTATGAATCCCTACCACCGTGGGAGTGATTGTCAGCAACGTATCGGACATCTGCTGTGGGTTATCGAGACGCGTGGTCTCAGTGACTGTCTGTGCTGTCAAAGCCGCCATAGAAATTTCATTCCATGAAACGCCAGTTCCTTCACCAAGAGTAATCTTGTCCACCAAGTTGGGGACAACACCCTCCTGCTCACGAATCTGACGTGCAGACGCAATGACTGTAGGAAGACTGTCAGCAAGTGATTGAGTTGTTGTATCTCCTGCTGCCATTAGTTATTCTCCTTATCCACCCGCTGTTATGCGGTCTAGGATGATTTTTGCTCTTGCGTGGTCTGCTTTGGTGGGAGAAAAATTCTCTGCACCGTATACATTATCCAACCATCGCTCATCCGACATGCCACTGCCGCCAACAGATGGCCCAGTGTCCAATTCAAATGCGCGAGTATTATCAGTGTTCTGAGCTTGAGGCGCGGGACTTCTGCCCTCGCGCTCTAATCCACGGGCTACACGTTGAGTCTCTGCAACAGCGCGGGCAAGTCCCGCAATATCTTTCCGTTGGTGAGCAGAGGTCCAGTCTTGTCGAACCTGCTCTAACTCCGAAGCGGTATGAATGTTGATGATGTCCTCGCCAGCGGCGTTCTTGACTGCCGCCACAAGATCATCAGACAACCCTTCCCACTGTTGTTGATAGTCAAGGTCTGCCACGGACTGCGCTTGTTGCGCGTTCAGTTGTGAGACTGCATCGGGAAGTCCATCGGTATCGCCCGTTCCTATTGCATTCATCAGCGTATCGACCCGCCGATTAAGCATCCGCACTTCATTGTTAGTGCTGAGGAGGAGGTTATCCGACTCGTCACTCCGAGAGCGTCTATTTCGTGTGCGCCCGTTTGCGGCGCGAAGGTCGCTTTCTAGCTTCTTAACTTGTGCATTCAGTTTCTCAACGTCAACACCAGCATCACTAGTCTGTGCAACTTCTTGCGGGTAGTCCTGTGCGCCGTCAGGCGTTGGAGTTGCCGCGGGGTCGTTCTGTGAAACCATAACTCACCTTGTAAAATCAGTATACACTACTAACGTGGCGGGAAATCAGTGATAGCATCTTCAGATGCCACCCACGGTTTATGCACCGGTATTTTGCCATAGTCTATGCGATCTACGATATCTTGTTCATATTGTTCATCCTCTCTTTTGAATTTCTGACTACCCAAATCCCATATCTTTAGTAGCTGTGCGGGACTGTCGGGCATCTTAGCAAGGTTCCAGTCCACTAGTATCTGGGCCGCATGCATTGCGTCCCATTCC